GTTTAATTATTCATATCCTATCGAAGCATATGTAGATAATTTTGATGGGTATGGGGATAATACTGTAATGCTTTCAAAGTTTGGAATCCAAGCAGAAAATGAATTAACCGTTACTATATCAAAAGAAAGGTTTGAAAATTATATTAGTCCTTTAATTAAAAATTTACCCAACGTTGAACTATCAACAAGACCTAAGGAAGGAGATCTTATCTATTTTCCATTAGGTGATAGGTTATTTGAGATTAAATTTGTAGAACACGAAAAACCATTTTATCAGTTAAAGAAAAATTACGTTTATACATTAACTTGTCAACTATTCAGACCAGAAGACGAAATACTGGATACTGGTATTGAAGAGATTGATGATACATTTGATACTGACTTTAATCTTAGAACTCTTACATTAGTGGCTTCAGGATCCACTGCAACAGCATATGCTGGTATTATAACCAGTGGTGGTGTTAATCAG